TTATTAATTCTTGAGTTTGGATCTCGTGCAGTTTTTGCAGAGGTCAATCTTTTCTTCATGCCAGACATTCTAGCACAAAAAGACTTCCTTCTATTAGCAGCTTTTGAACCTTTTTTCAACTTACTGGGTTTAGTCGTAACTGCCATTGATAATTTTGATCCAGGATTTGCAGCTCTATAAGATGCAATACCTTTTTTATTTAATCCACCTGATTCAGATTTTCCTTCTTTACGCTGCCAAGCAGGTGTTCCACCAGATGCTAACATTGCTCTACCTTTTCCTCTTAAAGATATGTCTCCCATTATATGTATCTCATAGTTGTCATGTTTATAATGCCACCGTTAGCAGCTTTTTTTCTTTTTGCAAATGTTGCAACATTTTTAGGTTTAGGTCCCGTATTTCTTGCGGCTCTTTTTCTTGCAACTGCTGAACGTCTTTGACCTTCTGACATTGATCTAGCTTTTGCAAGTGGTACACATTTTGGATAGCCTTTTCTTTTCTCTCCTTTTGATCTTCCGCAAGGAGCATATGAACCATCTTTACGTTTTGCTCCAATGTCTACCCATTTTTCAGCAACCCATTTACGTAAACTCATATTAATATTTTTTTGTAACTTTTCTTCTATTTTCTAATACAGCGCCACAACCTTTTGCAATACCACCTTGTTTATAATTAGATACCATTTTTCTTTGTTGTGAAACGCTTCCTCCACCCATTTTCTTTTTACGTCCACCTGGAACTACTTTACCAGAACAAACAGCGCTCGCATACATGTTCGCGTACGCGCTAGGGTATACGTCAAATTTTGCTTTTGCTGCTGCTTTTCCTCTTGGGCAAAGTTTAGCCATTATTTTTTCTTTGATTTACCGGCTTCTGAAAGAGCAATAGCAATTGCTTGTTTTCTAGATTTTACAACGGGTCCTTTTTTACCAGAATGTAATTTTCCTTTTCCAAACTCTCTCATAACTTTACCAACTTTAGCTTCACCACCTTTTTTCATTTCTTTAGGTTTTTTATCTTTGTTTCCTATAATAATAAGAATACCTTTTTTAGTTGATTTTTCTTTTTTAGCTTCACCACCTTTTTTAAAAACACCTCTTCCTTTTAAAACATCGGCTCTAGTAACTTTACCATCACCTGTTAAATCTGGAAATGCTTTACCACCTTTTGCTAAACCAACTCTAACAATTCCTCTTCCTCTTAAAGATATATCACCCATTATCTTTTACCTTTTTTCATTGCTCTGCCTTTTTTGTCTTTTGACATTTTAGCAGTTAACATATCTGCTTTTCCGCCTTTTTTAAGTTTTGCTCTTGGTCTTATTCCATAATCGTTTCTCATATTTTATCCTATCCGTTTTCTTGTTGTTTATTCGCAGCTGGTTTGTTGGCTATTGTTCTAGCAACTGATTCCGCACTGCGTCCCACGACGTAACCGCCCAAACCTATCTGGAGAAGACCCCAAACATCGCCAGGCAATTCAAAGGAGATAACAGCTCCTGTGAATATTTTTACAACTGGTCCTAGAATATAATTCCAGACCAAAATAAATATCAATACATACATTAACAGGGGCCTCCAGCTCGATGCGAACCAACCCGCTTTGGCCTCTGCCTCAATAATTTTTGCTGCAGCTTGTAATTCTTGTGTATTAGATTGTAGTAATTGTGTTTGTAATTGTGATTTTAATTTTTCTTGAAGATCTTTATCAGGAACTGATTTTTCAATTGTGTTAAATAAGATTTTTGCGAGAGGTGCTACAGCTCCTAACATTTGAATCATGATTTAATACCACTTCGCTGATCTTTTTTTCTCTGGAAGAATACTTCCTTGACCTTGAACTTCTTGAGTTTGAGTTTCAGAGTTGCTAGACATCTCAACATCTACTCCGCCAACAAGATAACCTTGTGCATCAGTATATTTTGAGTGGTTAACATCCACTTTAGCTTTAGAATCTTTAGTAAAAGATCTTTTTGCGTTTGCTAATTTTTCATTTTGTTTTTTCATGGCCATTTTATACTCCTTTTTTTGTGTTTTTAAAACTTATTTTTGCTGATCTTTTAATTTAGCAGCTAAAATTGTCTTTTCTATTGAAGTATTTGCTCTTAATTTAGCTAAATCTTCATTTTGTTTCAGTTTATCATCTTGAGTTGACTGATTCATCATTGTTTTCATCTTATCAAGATTGATTCTGTCCTTACCTTCTACTTCTTTTCTGTAATTTTCTTGTGCTCTAAGGTCTAATTCTCTAGATCTTAACATTGCAATAGGATCAGTTGATAACATTGAAGTAATTTGTTGTTCTTCTTTTAAAAATTCTTCCATTGCTTCTGCAATTAGCTGTGCTTTTCTAGCTTCAATTTTTTCTCCAAGCATTTTTGCTTGAATTTGCATTTGTTGTGCAATTTGTGGGTTCTGTTGTCCCATTTGTTGTATTTGTTGACCCATTTGTTGCAACTGTTGCATTTCATTTCTAAATTCAATTTCAGTTTGTTCTTGTGACATAACAGAAATATGTTCAAAAATATTTTTTTCTAATGCTGCCATTAATGGTGGAGCATTTCTTGCCATATTAGTAGACATAAAACTTAAATGCGCCGTAATGTGAGCTCTATGATCTTGTCCAGGAAAGGCTTGGAACGGTTGTCCTGCTAAAGCCGCAATATGTTCTAAAGCAGGATCCTTTGGTTGTGGTTGTTGTGGTTTATTTAAAATTTTATCAATATCTTTTATACCTAATGCTTCATACATGGATCTATATACTTCATACATGTTATGAATTTGTGGATTAGACATTGCTAATTGTAATTCTGTTTGTGCAATAGATATTCTTTGTGTTTGTGAAAATATATCTGGATCAGCAACTGGGATGATATCTACTTTATCATCAAAATCTGTTTGTTTAATTGTTCTCTCTCCACCAACAACATTATATGGATATTCTGGAGGTAAGTATAAAGCAAAAACTTTTGCTAATAATTTAAATTCTTGTTTCATTGATGCATAAATTCTTTTGTGAATTGCTGACATCGTTCTACTTCCTCTTTCTAATAATGCTACGGTTGTTCCTACTGCTGCTTGTTGATTTCCATCTCCAACAGCTAAATCTGTAGTAGATGCAAAACGTTGTCCTGCTTGAACTACGACACCCATAAGAGCAAGTAAAGTTTGCGAAGGTTCTTTATAAGGTAGTGTCATAAAAGAATCTCTTAAATTACCACTTGGAGCATCCACATCTCTCCATTCACCTGGTTGAATAGATTGAGCATCATCTCTAATTCTAATTCCTCTTTGTTTAAATCCTGCTGGTAAATTAGATAGTGTTCCTGCATCTAATAATTGTCTAAGTGCAGATGTAGCAGTTCTAGATAAACCACCAATCATTTGAATTAAACCAAATCCATAAAAACCAAATCCTGGTAAAAATTTAAAGTGAACAAAATATTGTTTCTTTTCTTTTTTAGCATCTTGAGCATCCCAATTTCTTTTAACTGATAAAACTTCTTTAGATCCTTCTTCAAGAGTTACAATGTAAGGAAGTTTAATACCTGTGGGCTCACCATCTTGATCTTTATCTTCAAAACCTTCTAAATCTAAATTAACATGACATTCTAATAATGTAAAAACCTCATCGCTATATTCACTTTTTGTAATTCCTTCTAATTGTTTTTCTTTATCTTTAATATCATTTGTACTTGTGCCATCATCAGCAGGTAATAATTCTATGTCTCTATAAAAACCATTTACTTGTTGTTTTCTTAAATCATTTGCCGATACTCTTAATACATGAATAATTGCTTCAGCATCTTCTAATGATGTTGCTGAATAAGGAACAACTAAATCTTCCGCTGGAATAAATTGAGAAACTGCTCTTCCTAATGTTTCTTCATAATAAACTTTTTTAAATGTAGAACCTGATAATGGTAAATAAAATAACATCTGGTCAAACTCTGGCTCATATTCTTTCATGACATCCATAATTTGATAGTTCATAAATTCTTTAACTCTTTCAGCTTGTTGTTCTGTATCTGAAGTTGATGCTCCAATGACTTGAGTTCTAACTGGTCCTTCAGCTGGTAATAATTCTTTATAAGCTAATGCTTGAAATTGTGTAACTGCTTCTGCAAGAACTGGATGTGTTGCACCTGATGCACCTTGAAATGGTTCTGTTCTTTGTTCGTATTTAAATCCTAATAAATCTAAACCTTGTGTATACGCTTGTTCCCAATCTTTTCTTGAACTTTTATAATCTTCATAGTTTTGAGAAAGTTCTGTTCCAAGTAAATTAAGATCATTTTCATCTATAAATTCTGCAAGGTTAGCTCCATGCTCTAAAGCTTCTCCTTCCATTTTTGCTTTTGGATCAAAGTTTATATCAACACTACCATCTTCATTTTCGGTAACTTCTGTAGGGCTAGATGAAACTGTTTCTGTTTCAGATACGACCTGTTCTATTTCCTGTTCAGGAGTTAAAGAACTACCTATGTTTGGGATTAGACCCTTGTCTATTTCTGCCATTTATTGTTTTCTCCGATTTTATTGTTCTAACAGTATTATAACTAATATTCAAGCCTTGTGGGTTTGGTCCTCTTTTAGGAGGTACTGTTAATGTTAGTCTTTTATTTAATTTCATCAAATAACCCTTCATCTTTCATTATGTCATAGTCAATCTCTGGATCGGGGTATCTGTTTACAATATCTTCATAAGGATTTTCTTCTATAAATTTTCTTGCTCCAGCTCTTTGTTCAACTATTTTTGGATCTATTTTTTTTCCCGTTGCAATTTTTTCAATTCTTTCAATATCACTTATTGCATCTTTAACAGACATGCTTTCATATTCTAATTCAAAATCCCCAGGTTCATATGCAGGACGTGGTCTAGTTTCCATTACAATAAATTCTCCAGGTTCATTTATTGCTTTACCAGTTTCTAGATCAATATCTGTTTTTGGAGGTCTGTAATGTAAATCAAATGGACTATCAAATGAACCCCCATAAACATCCGCTTCAATATGAATTGCACCATTTGGATATTTAGTCATTGTAATTATCTCTGATTCTTTTTTACCTGGAATAGCAACTTCTATTTTTTTAACTGTTCTTATATCTTCAACTCTTGTTGCCTTAGGAGATATATCAATTCCTTCTTTTTCTATTCTTGCTACTAGCGACGGGAACCATTCTGGCATTCCATCTACTTTAGGTAAAAGTTTTGCAACTTGAGCAGCTTTTTTAGTTCCTTTAAAAGATTTTATTAATTCAGGTGCCGCCGCTATTCCAGTCAATAATCCTAAAAATCCTCTTCTTCCCATCTTTGGTCCTCCACCTTCTGCAAATCCTTCTCTCATACTATCATCTGGTGATTGAATCTCGGGGGCTTCAAAAGGAACAGGTTGATCTTTTATTTTTTCACTGGCAGTTAAATTTTTAAAAATTATTTTATTCTCATCAGATAACTCATCATAAAAATCATAGCCAAGAATAGATTGTAATTGTTCTTGTGCCGCTGTTTCAAATACGTATTTTTCTGTGTCGGGTGCTTTAATATTTCTTTGAAAAATTTCATTCTTAACAGCGTTTCCTACATTTAAATAATCTTGTCTTATATTTTGATATTTTGGATTATTTATAATTTGATTTAAATCATTCTGTTGTTTTTTTAATTGATTTATATAATCTGGATCATAACTTTCCGGGGCTGCATTAGGGTCTTGTGTAGCAGATTCTGCTCTTTGTAGTTTTGTATTAATATCTTGTAGTTGATAATATTTATCTTTAAATTCTAAAATTCTATCTAAAGATGCTTGGTTTTCTTTTCCTATTTTATTTCTAACTTCTTCTATTCTTGCTTCTGTTCTCATTTTTTCAAAACCTAAAGGATCTCCTACCAATGTTGTCAAGTCTGCAAGGCTAGCTATTTTTCTAACTCCCTCTCTGTAGTTTCCAGATGTAAATTGTTCCAATGCTGAATTAAGGGCTACTAATGGTCCTAAAGTTCTACCTGCAACTCCTTTTCCAAAACCAATAACTTCTTCTGCTAATCCTGCTCCAAGTTTAGTAGCATTTTTAAATTTATTAAGAGCAGATGCTTTTTGTAAATCTGTTCCAGTTTCTA